GTGACGCTCCGAATGAGCGACGGGGTCTGCGTTGCGCGACTGGCCCCGGGCGCCGCGGCTGGGCTCCCCGGACGCCAGCACCTCGCGTCGGCGCCGCTCGACGGTGACTCCGTGTCCATCTCCCTCCCTTTCCGCGAGCGCCTCGTCTCCGAAAACAACGATAAGTTCCGCGAGACCGGGATCCGGCTGTTCACGCTCGACTTCGACAGCGAGGACTCGCACCAGTACGCGCAACTCGGCCGCGGGCTCTACCTCGCCGGTGCGTGTCCGCAGCACTACGACGGGCGCCAGTGGACCGAACAAGGCTTCCACGTCGGGCCCGAGCTGATCGCGACGGTCTCCGCCGGCGGCGGGTCGATGACGTCGGCCGTGACGTACCTCTACCGCGCCTGGTACGAGCGAACCGACTTCCAGGGCGAGGTGCATCGCGGCCCCGTCAGCATCGGCACGCTCGTCACGATGGGCGGCGCCGACACGCAGGTCACGCTGACGCTGCCGACGCTGCGCATCACCCAGGGCACGAACACGCGGGTCTGCGTGGCCCGCTCGCTCGCGTCAGACACCGGTGACACCGCCGAACTGTTCCGCGTTACCTCGCTCGACCCGACCACCGCGGGCACGGCGAACGGCTACGTCGCGAACGATGCGACCGTCGACACCGTGTCGTTCATCGACCGGATGAGCGACGCCGCTCTCCGTACCCAGGAGCCGCTCTACACCAACGGCGGCCTGCTCAGCAACGACCCGTCGGCGCTCGGCGCAGTCGTGTTTCGCGGGCAGTCGCGGCTGTTCTTTACCGACCCGTCGAACGGGCTGAACCTGCGCTACTCGCAGCCGCTCGACGATGGCTACGGCGTCGAGATCCCGCCGGACCTCGTGCTCTCGGTCGACCCGTTCGGCGGCGACATCACGGCCGGCGCGTTCCAGGACGGACGCGGCGTGATCTGGAAGGCGGGTTCCATCTTCCTGTTCCAGGGCGACGGGCCCGCGCCGAACGGCGACACCTCGACGGGTGGCTTCTCGACGCCGCAGCTCATCACGTCGGACGTCGGTTGCACCGACCCATCGTCGATCGTCCTGACGCCGAACGGCCACATGTTCAAGTCGGCGAAGGGCATCTACCTGTTAGCCCGCGACGGCTCGGTTTCGTACGTGGGCGCCCCGGTCGAGGCGTACAACGCCCAGACGGTGCGGCGCGCGACGGTGATGCCGGACCGCACGCAGATCGTGTTCCTGACCGACAGCGGCCTCTCGCTGCTGTTCGACCACTACCACACGCAGTGGTCGACTTTCACGAACCACGAGGGGCTCGACGCCGCGGTGGTCAACGGCCGGTACCACTACCTGCGCACCGACGGTCGCGTGTTCCGCGAGACGCCGGGGGTGTACCTCGACGACAACGCGCGGATTCGACTGCGGCTCGAGACGGCATGGATCCACATGCTGCCGCAGCTGCAGGGCTTCCAACGCTTCTGGCACTTGCACCTCCTCGGCACGTGGGTCTCGCCGCACCAGCTGGGTATCCAGTACCAGACCGACTACACGCCGGGCTGGACGGACAGCTACTGGTACGACGCGACGGGCCTCACCGACGACACCGGCTGGATCACCGGCGGCAACGCGGCGCCCATCGGCGTCGAGTCGATCGTCGGGTCGCCCTACGGTGATGGGAACTACGGCGACGGTCAGTACGGCGGCTCGGCGTCGGGCCCCTACCAGTGGCGGCTCCACCTCGACGAGGCGGGCCAGTCGATTCAGTTCCGCTTCGAGGACTTCGAGGCGGAGGGCCACGCGGGTGCGTCGTTCGAGCTGACTGAGATGTTGCTCACCGGCGGAGTCAAGGCGCACGCCATCAAACCATTCACCTCGTCGAGGAGCCTGTAATGGGATTCTGGGACATTGCAAAGCGAGTCGGTCTGGGCGTCGCGACGGGCGGCATCTCCGAGGCTGGGGGCGCACGTCCGATCATCGACGCTGCAGCAGGGTCGGACTACACGAAGAACCTCCTGTTCGGCGGCAAGGCGACCGCGGGCGTCGACGCGAAGCTCGGGCACTACGATCAGGCCACGAATCAGCTGGGCCAGATCGCCCAGAACGCCCAGGGGCGCGCGGCACCGACGGCGGCCGCGACGATGGCAGGGCGCACCCAACTCGGCGCCCCTGCACAGCTCGCGACCGGCCAGATGGACCAGTCGCGAGGCGGGATGCTCGGCGTTGCGAACAGGCTCGGTGGCATCGCGAGCGGGCAGCAGGCAGGCGCCGGCGAGCTCGCGGTGAACCGCCAACTCGGGCAGGCGAACGCCGCGCAGCAGGCCGCCGCAAGGATGGCGCGGGGCGCAAACGCGGCGCTCGCGTACCGCAACGCTGCGCGCAACAGCGCAGACCTCGGGCTCCAGGGCGCAGGGCTTGCGGCGGGCGCGCAGATGCAGGACCAGCAGGCCGCAAACGCCCAGCTCGGCCAGCTCTACGGCGGCATGTATGGCCAGGACGCGAACGTCGCTGCGCAAAATGCGCAGCTCGGCCAGCAGGCAATTCTCCAGCAAGGCGCAATGGACCAGCAGACGACGCTGGCCAACGCGCAGGCCGGAAACACGGTCGCGCTCGCGAACCTGCAGGCCCAGCTCGCGCAGAGCGGGATGAACGACCAGCAGCAGCTGGCGGCGCTCGGGCAGATGCTCGGCTGGGATCAGGCGACGCTTCAGGCCCAGCTGGCGAAGGCCCAGATCGCCGCGAACGACAAGGGCATCCTCCCCGGGCTGCTCCAGATGGGCGGTCAGATTGGCGCGGCGTACGCGACCGGTGGGATGTCCGCAGCGGCGCCGCGCGCAGCAGCCCCACCGGGCGGCGCGCTCGGTGGAAGCAACTGGGGGCCGTAGCGAGCCATGGCGCTCTTTGGCGACAGCATGGTCGATGTCACCACGCCCGACGGGCGGCGCATCACCGTGCCGCAGCAGCTGGCGCAGGCCTTCCCGGGTCTGCAGCCGTACGCGCCTCCGCCCGAGGTCGCGCAGCCGCCGGCGCTGCCCGTTGCGCCCCCACCGCCGACGTTCACGCCACAGGACCAGCAGGACCTCGGCAAGCTGACTGCCGCACCTCCGCCCGACGCATCCGGCGCGCCCGTGACGATGCCGAGCCAGTCGCCACCGCAGGGCCCAGGGGGACCGCGCGGACCGGTCGCGACCCCCGCGCAGGCGACCGATGCGGGACGGCCGAACACGCCGGGCCCGATGACGAACGACCAGCTGGCGAAGATCGGGACGGCAGGCGCCTACAACGCGTCGGTCACGGCGCAGCAGGGCGAGCGCGCCGCGGTCCAGCGTCAGGGCGAGGCCCTCGCAAACCAGGCGACGGCGGTCGGCAAGGTCATGGAGGCCGCGGATCGGCATGCCGACGAGCTGCTCGCCGAGCGCGCGAGAGTCGCCCAGGAGAACGCCGCGGCGCTGCAGGCCAAGACGGAGGAGTACCAGCGCAACGCCAAGGCCGTCGCGGACACCAAGATCGATCGCAGCGTCGACCACCCGGTGCTCGCGGCTCTGAGCTCGGCGCTCATCGGCATCGGGCAGGCGATGGCTGGACAGCCGATCGACGCGATGGGCGCGGTCTACAAGGCCATCGATCGCAAGGTCGCGGCCCAGATGCAGGACCTCGATCAGAAGCGCGCCAACCTCGGACTCCAGCGGGATGCGCTTGGGATGCAGCGGGAAGCTGGGCGCGACCGACTCGCCGAGATGGATACACTGCGGCTCGGCTACATCGAGCAGGCCAAGCGGCAGGTCGAGACGATCAAGCAGCAGACCACGAGCGACGTGGTGCGCGCGAATGCGGACGTGGCGCTCGCGAATCTCGACCAGAAGGCAGCCGACACGCTCGGCACTGCGGTTCATCGCGAGCAGCAGAAGCGCGAGGCCGAGGCGAACCGCAAGCAGCAGCTTCTGATGCATCAGCAGACCGTCGGCGTGCAGATCCGCGGGCAGAACCTCGAGCAGAAGCGGTTCGAGAGTCAGTTGGAGTTCCAGAAGCAGAAGGAGATCGACGAGGTCGCGACGAAGATCGCCACGGCGAAGGGCCTGCAGAAGAGTGAGGTCGAGAAGAAGATCGCCGAACAGGGCGTCGTCGACCCTTCGACCGGCAGCCTGATCCTGACGCCCGAGGGCCAGAAGAAGTTCGCCGATGCCGAGAAGGCCGAGGCCGCGGCGCGCGCCGCGAAGGATCCAGCGCAGGCGCAGAAGCTGAACGAGTACGCCGGTCAGCTGCGGGACAGCGCGCGCATCAATGATGTCGCGTTCGGCGTCAACAAGGAGAGCGCGCAAGAGGCGATGAAGGTTCTGAAGAACACACAGAACCTTACGAACGACATCGACACCGCGAAGCAGATGCTCGAGAAGGGGCCCGACGCGTGGAACCGCGAGGAGTGGGCGCAGCTCAAGGTCGGGTTGCAGAACGTCAAGATCAACTACGCCACGACCATCGGCGAACGACTCTCGGTGCGCGCGCTCGAGGCACTGGACGACGTGCTCAGCGTGGACACCGACAGCATCTTCTCGCGCTCCGTCGACAAGGGCAAGGCGCTCGCTGCGCTCAAGACGCTCAACGCCGAGCTGATCCAGAAGGGCAACGTGGCGCTTCGGGGCGCAGGCATCAAGACGACGTGGAGTCCAGCGACGGCCGTCAAGGCAGAGCAACTCGGCAGCGAGAAGACGGCGCAGGAACTGTCCGAGGACGCGCGTCCCGGGGCACTCACTCGGGCCGCTGAGCACATCCTGCGCCCGTTCGGTAGCGGCGCCGACGAGCGCATTCAGGCCCCACAGGACGCCGCTCTCGAGGAAGCCAACGCGCGCCGCAGTGCGCCCAGTAAGGCATTCCCGGAGGGGCGGACGTCCGACTACGGACTCGCTCCGGATACCGACGAGAAGATCCGCGCGCTCGTCTCTCAGTCCGCCAAGGTCGGGCACGAGAAGTACGCCGACATCATCGGCAAGCTGAGGGCGCCGCTGGAAGGTGACCGTCCATCACTGGCGATCGGCGTCGCCAAGCTGATCCGAGACACGGACCCAAAGCTGTTCGCCGACATCATGTCTTCGTTGCCCGAGGCGACGCGCAACGAGATTGCGCAGTCGATCGCGCCGCCGCAGCTGAGCGGGCCGTACACGCAGCGCACGACCGATAGCCTGTCGCCCGAGGAGCGCGCGCAGCTCGAGGAGCAGCGCCGGCAGCGAACGACCGAGGCGGAGCGAGCCAGGTATCGCGCCGCCTACGACGAGCGCGCCGCCAAGGGAGCGCGCGGAGTTCCAGGGTCTGCCCCAAACCCGAGGGCGGAGGGTGAGCGAAAGCAAGATAGCGATCGTTTCTGGGACTCGCAGATGCGCGCCTCCGATGCCGAGTGGAGGGCCAAGGTCCAGAACTTGATGTCCACCAAGGGCCTCTCGTTTCAAGAGGCGGTCAACGAAATCGGGAACGTCAGCGACTTCTGGGATCAGAGAGAGAGAGCCAGGCTCGCTCGGGGTGGACACTAGATGCCGCTACTTCGCTCACCCAGCGGCGCCGTCATCGACGTTCCGGCCGAGCAGGTCGGCAACTACGTCGGGTACGAGCCGGTCGAGGGCGCTGACGCGTCACGCGCGATTGCCGCACCTGAGTCACCCGATCGCGGCGTGCTCGGTGGCATCAACGCCGCGGCGACCGGAATCCTCAGCGGCGCCACGCTCGGCCTGTCCGACTACGCGCTCAAGGGCCTGCTCGACAAGGGCGAGTTCGAGCGCCTCGCCTCAGAGCGCGAAGGTCATCCTGTCGCGAGCGGCATCGGACAGGTCGCGGGCGCAATTCTGCCGGCCGTCGCCGCACCCGGGTCGCTGCTCGGCAGCGCACCGTCTGGTCTCGTCTCGCACGCGCTCGCGCCGATGGTTGCCGAGGGCCGCGCGATCGGCGGCGCCGCGGGCGTCGGCCGGGTGCTCGCCGCGGGCGGTATCGAGGGCGCGGTCCAGAACGCCGGAATGTACCTGTCCGACACGGCGCTCGGCGACCGCGAGCTGTCGGCGGAGGGGTTGGCCGCATCGCTCGGGCCGGGGTTCGCGTTCGGCGTTGCCGGCGGCGCTGCGGCGCTCGGGATCGAGCATGGGACGATCGCAGCGCGGCGCCTGTTCTCGCGGGTCGGTGCCGCTGACAAGGCTGCGCTCGAGGCCGAATCGGCGTGGCAGGCGGCGCATCAGTCGACGCTCGAGGCGAATGACGCCGCGGCGGATATGGCGCGTGCGCGGCTGGCCGAGACGCGCGCCGCGCGCGAGCAGGCTCAGCTGGCCAAGCAGCGCGCGAAGCTGCGGGTGGTCGAGACCGAGCAGGCCGCGCCGCAGATCGACGCGACGTACAAGGCTGCATCGGTCGAGCGCGAGCAGGTCAGGGACGCGGCCAAGGCGGCATATGAGCAGGCCGCAACCCCGCCCGCTCAGCCCATCACGCCCCGCCTGCACGAGGGCCTCCGTGGCATGGGGCTCACCGACGCCGAGATCTCCGCCATGTCGCCGGCCGACCTCGCCGAGGCAACCCGGCTCATCGAGGGCGCCGACGCGGAGCTCGCGGCGATGCAGGGTGCCCGTCCACCCCTGCCCGAGGCGAAGGCCGCCGAGCTCGAGCAGGCCGTCGCGGAGCACGACGCCGCGCGCGCCGAGCTGGACGACATGCTGCGCCACCTCGAGGCGCCCGACATCGGCCCGGGTATCGCACCGCCATCGCGCGAGGTCCCGATCGGGGAGTTCGGGGCGCCTGGGCAGCGCGGCTACGACCCGGGCAACGTCAAGGCGCCAGGCCCGCCGTCGGTCGTCGAGGCACAGACCGTCGATGTCACCGCGGTCGGCAAGAGGAAGTTCGGGCAGGGCACACCGGCCGAAGGTGCCACGTTGGGCGGTCCGGTCGAGCGTACGCAGGCGCCGAGCGGTCGGGTTCTATCAGAAGGCGAGTTCCGCGAGCGGCAGCGGGCACTCCGAGCATCGCTTTCCGAGGGCGAGATCAAGCAATCCTTGCAGTACACTCGCGAAGACTACAACGACATCAACCGGTTCCTGCGCGGCGATAAACGCGTGCCCAAACTCGGCGATCGCGAGGCCGAGATCATCCCCGCGCTGGATGCGATCATCGATCGATCGGTCCTCGGCGAGCCGATCGTGACCTACCGTGCGGCGCACTTTGACCCGCACGAAGTCGCGTTCGGTCTGAAACCAGGAGGCGTGTTCGAGGAGCCGGCATTCATGTCGACCTCGTATCGCCAGCACAATATCGGGCGGTTCGGAAACGTGGATTTCGTGATCACGTCTCCCGTGGGTACTCGAATAGCCCCGATACCGTCGTCGGCATCCGAGGGTGAGTTTCTCCTGCCACGCGGAACACGGCTGAGAATCACCAACAGGGTAGAGCACCCCGGAGTTGACGAGTTCGGACATCGCCACGTGACGCTCCACGCGACCGTTGAGCCCACCGCCGCGAAGGTCGCCCCGGCAGCCACCGACACCCTCACCGGCCAGATGCGCGCGATGCAGTCGCGTCTCGGGGCGGGCGAAGACCTCAAGGCGATGGGTGGATCGTCGCGCGCGGAGTACGCCGCAGCGAAGGCCGAGCGTACCGCGGCGGCAGCGGAGCACTTCCGGGGCGAGG